AGATGGTGGCGATGCCCTTGTCCAGGATCACTCGCTCACCCCCTGCTGCACCCAGCGCTCGCGCCTCCGCAGCCGCAGCCAGTCCGGCATGCCGGTGTTTTTGTCGCGGTTTTGGTACTGGTATACCGCGTAGTCCACCACCAGCATCAGGTCGGCCATGCTGTCCGTCAGCACGATGCCCGTGGCCTCGATCTCCCCGATCGCCGCGTTGATCCTCGCCGTCAGGTACGTGTCCAGCGTGGTGTCCGTCGGCAATCGGTTGAGCCGCGTTTTCACCATGGCCAGCGCGGTGTCCGTGTTGACTGCCATGGTATCACCTCACTTTTTCCGGGTCTTTTTCGGTTTCTCCTCATCCTCGCGGATCAGGCCATCCTTGACCAGCGCCTCGATGTGATCCCCGGAGGGCTTGATGCCCTCCCGGGGATACGCTTCGCCCTGGTGGTAGATGGTCGCGCCCTCCGCGAAGGTACGCACCGTGATCATCAGGTGTTGGCGGTGTCGCTGGCGAATGTCATGGTGGCGTTAGGCGTCACGCCGTTGAGGCCGATCGCCACGAAGGCTTCGGCGATGGCGGGAGCGCCGTCGTACCGGGCCGTGCCCTTGAACACCGTCTGATCCTGCAGGAAGCGCACATGCTCGGAGGTGGCGAACTGCGTACCGGCACGCTCGGCCAGGGTGTACAGGTCGAAGTAGCCGCCGATGATCACGTTGTCGGGGATGAAGCTCAGCACCTCGATGATGCCGCCCACCACGGGCATGGTGGCGTTGACACCGGCCACGATCGCGCCGCCAGCGTCGATGGTCAGGGCGTTGGCGATCAGGGCGGTGTAGGTGGTCTCGTTCATGACCCAGACCTTCTCGCCCCGTGCATACTTGCCCTTGGCCGCGCCGCTGGCGGTCACAATGGCCTTGAACAGGGCCGCGTCGGTGGCGCTGGCGGGGATGCTGATGATGTTGGTGGTGTGCAGGTCAACCCACGTACGCGCGGTGGCAGGATAGCCGGTGGGCGCTTCGGTCTGCACGAGGCGGCTCACGATGCCCTGAGGCATCTTCTGGGTGCCGCTGGCGTTGCGGCCATACAGGATGGCCTTGTCCAGAGCCACGCCGATCGCCTGGCCCAGCGCGGTCATCAGCTCGGCGGCCAGGTCGAGGTCGCTGTCCTCCAGGTTTGCGTTGCACACGGCGAAGTAACCGCCCACCTTCCAGCAGTCCATCTCCAGGTCGTTGAAGCCCAGGCTCAGCTCGTTGAGGTTGGCGCAGCAGTCCGTCCACACGGCTTCGGGGACATTGCCCATGATGAGCTGCCGGGCGGTACCGGCGACCGGGCGCACGCTGACGTGGCGGTACAGCTTGGAGTAGTTGATCACGTTCTCCCGCAGCAGGCCCAGCAACACCTCGGGGATGGTCAGGCCGATGTTGGTGAGCGCCCGCTTTTCCTTGATGCAGGTGCGGATCTCGCCCAGGTAGCTCTTCACGTCCTCGCAGGTGACGTAGGTGGCCAGCTTGTCCCGGATGCTCATGCCGGGCACGACTTCACGCTTGATCATGGTGGTGTCATCCTTTCTTTCTTCCTTGTGCTCTTCCTTGGGTTCCGTCTCCTGCTCCGCTTCCTCGGCGGACAGCTCGGCCTCCAGGTCGCCGATCTGCTTCTCCAGATCGCTCTTGTTGTCAGTCCACTGCGCGTGCTCGTTCTCGTACTGGCTCACCAGTTCTTCGATCTCGCTGCGCTGCTCGTCGTTCTCCACCTCGTCGATGGCCTTGGTCAGCTCGGCCTCGCGGGTGGCGAACTCGCTCTCCTTGGCGCGAAGGGCGTCCAGCTCCTTCTTCTTGGTGTCGATCTGCTTCTTCAGCAGCAGGGCCTTAAGTGCCATGTGTGAGCACTCCTTTCATCTTGGTTTTCCAGTCCTCCAGCCGGTGCGCGGTCATCGCGTCCCGCTGGGCCTCCCGGGCGCTGACGTTGGTCGCCTCATACGCCGGGAACGTACATACGGACACTTCGTAGAGGTTCACCTCCGTGATCCGCCAGTGGATCGAGCCGTCATCCCGGAAGTCGGTTTCCTCGCTGACGATCTCAAACCCGAAGCTGCACTGATCCACGTCGCCCCGCTTCACCCGCTCGTACAGGTTCATGGCGTCGCCATCTTTCGGATTGATGGTCACGTCTCCCCACAGTCCGTGCGAGTCCTCCCGGAGTTCCAAGGTTCCCGCCTTGTTGCGCCCCAGGACGAGCGTGGTGTTGTGGTTTGTCAGTGCGCGGATATCATTGCCAAGTGTCCGCGAAAAAGCGCCCGGCGCGATGCTTTCGCTCATGCCCGGCGCGATCTCGTAATTGGAATCGAATACGGCGAAGTACCCGCTGATGTGCGGATGCCCGTCATCCGCCTCCCGCGTCTCGAAGGCCGTTCCGATGGTTCGGATCTGCCTCATATCCCTGTCCATCTCATCATCTCCTGCTCTATGCGGGCACTGCCCACTCGTACGCTTGCCATGTCATGCCTCCTGTTAGAGTGATAGCCCGGATGCGTGTTTAACGTCCCGCCGGACAAGATTGCTATGCGCCGCCTCCTGATGTGGGGTTATTTGCCGCCGACTACCACCAGAGGGTAGCCGTCCGCAGAACTGGCTTTAAAAGTCTTGTTCTGTGCTCCAAGTATTGCGGATTCATAGGTAGCGTTATTAGTTACGTTTATGTTTTCGATACCGTACGTTAACTCATCCTGAAATACGCTTGCAACCGTGAACTGTGCATAACTACCAAAGGAGGTTCCGCCGTACAGCACCACCTGTGTGCCTTCCGCAAGCGCGTCCTTGATTTCATTCCATGTCTTGTCCAGCATGTAAATCGTACTACCACCGGCACCAGGCGTGGCCGATACGTGCAACAGCATCGCACCGCCGCCCCCGCCGGAGCCGTTGACCCACTTCCCCGCCGTGGCGTTATATACCAGCGTGTCCCCGTCCTGCGGGTTGGTAATGTCCGGGCTGAAGCCGCCGGAGCCGCCCTGTCCCATGCCTTCGCCCAGGTATTCAACCGCCCAATGTCCTAATGCCATTTTTATTGCTCCTTTCGCTTCGGGCATTTGCCCGCGTTGTCGGTCAGTATCCACCAGCCCTTACAGTCCTTGTACCTCTGAAACGGGCACAATCCGTCGATCTTGTCGCACCAGATCCGCATGCCCGCCACATACCGCCCATGTGGGCACTCGATGGTCACTTTCATCCATTTCCCACCAGCTTCTTCTGATCGCCCAGCCGATCCACCGGGAGATAGTTCTCCAGCACATGGTATTCAGTCAGCCCCGCAGGCTCCATGTGCATCCGGTCGCGCCATTCGTCGCCGTTGACGTATCCGCGATCCGCGCCCGCCAGCAGGATGTCGCTCATCGCCTTCATGTCGTAGTCCATCAGGCTCCAGAAGTTGAGCATCAGGTACCACCGGGGCGATGTGATCAGCGCCCGGGTCATCTCCTGCTGGATGGTCAGCACGATGGAGCGCACCGTGGTCTGAACGAAATTGTTCCATTCGTCCCGGTTGAACTCGCCCACGCCCAGCAAAAACGCCGGTACGCCCACCACCGACGCCACCGTGCGCTTGTCCAGCTCCACCGTGTCCTTGATGGCCAGGTCACTGAGGGTCAGCGGACGCACCTGCTCCACGGAAAACGCCTCCGCCGGGATGATCCACGGCTGTCCGGGCACCGCCGGGTTGATATAGCTGTCCAGCAGTTTCTGCCGCCCCTCGGGGCTTGCGAACTCCTCGGTGAGCGCGTCCACTTTGACGATCACGCTGGGCTTCCACTCGGATGCCATGAACGCGTTCTCCGTTTTCTGCGCCTGCTTGAGGTTCTGCGCGATGTCCCGGAGCGTCACCGTCACGCCCCTGCCCTTCCACAGATAGGTCGGGTCGGGGTTGTACACAAAGTGCATCAGGCTGTCCGGGTTCTTGGCCACGCCGTCGATCAGCACCCTGTAATTCCGGTAACTGTTGCCCACCGGCACCAGCTGCACCCGCTCCGCCGCGATCGGTTCCAGGCTCTTGAGCGTCCCCTCGTAGGTGTGCGGCATTACGATGCTGTTGCCCTTGCCGTAGAGCAGCATGTTCATGACGATGGCCGTCATCCACTGCGCCCTGGGCATATTGCCGTTGGGCGTGATGTCGATCTGCCGCGACAGCTCGTTGATGATCCGCACGTCCCCCGCGTCCGTATTGCTCATCAGGTAGATCGTCATGCTCCCGATCAGCTCCGCGATCCGCAGGCACGCCGTCTGGATCTCCGGGATGTCGCTCATCTTGGTGTATCCCGCGCAGCAGATGTCATCGTCCTTTAGCCACAGCGCCAGGCTGCCCGTCTTGGTGGGCTGTGCCCGCTGCTGCATCCTCCGCCGGTTTCTCTTGCTCATGTTTTCCCATCATCTCCCCACCAACTGCTTCCGCGCTTACTCCGCTCCATGTCCTCCAGCATCCGCACGCAGGCGAACACATCCGCGTCGAATATATCGATCCGGTGCTCCGGCTGGATCTTCTCGTACTGCACCATATCATCGGTCTTTTCGATGGCCCGCACGTTGCTCACACAATACTCATATGGCTCCGCGTCCAGGTAGTACAGGCTCTTTTCTTTGGCCTTTTTCTCGATGTGCCGGAAGCCCTCGCTCTTTTTGTAGAAGTACTGCGGCTGATCGATGATCTTGAACCCCGCAGCCTTCATGCCCACAAAATACTCCCGGCAGAATTTCCTATCGTGGCCCACTTGCTTGATCTTGAAGCCCCGCGCCTTCATCGTCTGGAACCACTTCACCACCGCCATGTGGTCATTGGTCGGCGCGTTGCACATGTCCAGCCAGCCCTCGTCGCGCCAGCCGAACAGCGGGATCTCGTCCTTGTTGGCCTTCTCCGTCGCGGCGACGATCGGGAACCACGCATGCGGGATCACGATGTCGATGCCCTTGTACTGCCCATGCAGCACCGCCGCTGTCAGGTCGTGCAGCTTGGACAGGTCGGCCCCGCCGTACCAGTCGATTCCCAGCCGTGCCAGCCGCTTGAGCTTCTCGTCCGTGCTCCATGCCGGGTCGATGCCCAGCTCCTTCCCCGCCGCCTCGTTGCTCCGCCTAAATTCGTCGATGTTGAAATAAGCGTTCATCGCGCTGGTGAACACATTGAGGCTTTTCGCGAGGAAGTTCTTCCGCTGCTGCGGGTCGTTCTGGGCCTGCACCGCCTCGTTCATGATGTCCTCCGCCCGGATCGTCACCCCGTAATTCGGGTTCGCCTTCTGGTGCTGGATCGGGTCGGTGAAGTCCACGTTCCCGCTCTCGTCCTTGTCCGCGCAGCACAAAAAGATGAAATACTGGTCATCCTTCACCGTGCCCCGCAATACCTTCCGGCAGTATTCCACCCTCTGGGCGCAGAACCCGGTGCCGTTGTCGCCCGCCGTGGTGATGATCATGGCCAGCTTATTCGTGTACGCCTTGCCCGCCTCTTTCAATACGTTGTACTGCACCGGCGACTTGTAGGCGTGCACCTCGTCGGCGATGATATACGGCGCATTGAAGGAGTCTTGCTTGTCCGGGTTGCCCGGCAGCGCGTGCAGCGCGATCGAGCCTCCCATGATGTTGCCGTTGCTGATCGAGTGGCCCATGCTGCTGTCCAGTATGCGCCAGCCGTCCGCCTCGGCGTCTTTCCTGCCGTCGTACAGGCTGTTTTCCAGCACATACTGCCAGTCTGAAAAGGTTTCCATGGCCTGCTTGAGCGCCGCGCCCACTACATAGCACACCGCCCCGCTTTTCCTGGACAGGATGGTCAGCGCCCAGGCCAGCGCCGCCACCAAAATAGTTTTCCCGTTCTTCCTGGGGAGGAAGACGAAAGCCTCTTTTACAAGCCGTTCCGTGGTGTCGCGCAGGTAGAAGATCATGATGCCGTAGATCACAAACTTCTCCCACGGCTCCAGCAACAGCGGCTTTCCCCGCAATGGGTGCCCGTCCAGGCTCTCACCCTGGCGGTGCTTGAAGGTGGCCTCGATCAGGCCGATCACGAAGTCCGCCTCTTTGGTGGAGATGGTCAGGTCATCCCGCGCCAGGAAACGCAAAAACCGTATGCATCCCAGCATACGGTCGATCCCCGCCACGATCTCGCCACAGGCCACCCCGGTGGCGTACTCCATGACCTCCTTGGCGTATTTGCCCTCGATGTGCTCCGGCAGTTTCTCTCCGGTTGGCGTGATGATCCACCCGCCCTCGCGTCGGCACATCGCCGCGAGTTCCTCCTGCGTGTGTGTCATCCGTTACCCCTCCAGCAGCCGCAGCGCGTTCTCCAGGCCGCTCGCCTTTTTCCGCTTGAGCGCTTCCTCGTTGATCCGCTTGAGCGCCGCCGGTGTCAGCCCCAGCTCCCGCTCGTATGTGAGCGCCTGATCGTAGAGCAGATCGATCTCAACGAGGAAAGGGTTCCGCACCGCGTTTTTCTCCTTGGCCTTGTTGGTGTGCGTGATGATCGCGTGGCCTCCGGTGCGCTCAAACTCCTCCTCCACCGCATCGATCCGCACATAGATCTTTGCGAGGCGTTTCTGCGTCCGGGCAAATTCATCCCGCCAGACGTTCAATGCCTCGCACTTTCGTTTGATCTCTTCCGCGTATCCGGCCTCCGTCACCGGTCTGAACCCCCTTTCCTTGAAATCGCCTCGCGTGTGCTCGCCCT